TTCCGCTTCAACAGGATTGCGCTGGCAAGGTGATTATGCCGCTGGTAAAAATAAGTTTATCAATGGCGATATGGGTATTTGGCAACGTGGTACAAGTTTCACTTATACCGCTGGTTCTGTTATCTATACAGCCGATAGATTTAAGACTCAATGCGGTGGTACTGGCGGAAGTATCACAGTTAGCCGTGAGACTTTTACTAATGGTCAAACAGACGTTCCAAATAATCCGTCTTATTATCTAAGAACAACAATTACAACTTTGCCAACTTCTGGACAAAACTCTGACATCATCCAAGCAGTAGAGGACGTTCGAACTTTTGCTGGGCAAACTATTACTTTTAGTTTTTATGCAAAGGCTTCAACTTCAAAATCTTTGGAAGCCATTATTGGTCAGGAGTTTGGTTCAGGCGGTTCAGGCACAGTTTATACAAGCATAACTTTATCCTCATCAACAATCGGAACGACTTGGGCACGATACACAGGAACTGTCACTATGCCAAGTATTACTGGCAAAACAATAGGAACAAATAGCCATTTGTCTTGCTATGTTCGTGTATCAAATCCTGCGACAGGTCTGACTTGGGATTTGGCAAATGTTCAACTAGAAGCAGGTTCGGTTGCTACCACTTTCCAAACCGCTACAGGAACAATTCAAGGAGAATTAGCCGCTTGTCAAAGGTATTACTATTTACACGTTACATCTGCTGCCGCTGGAAAAGCAGTCGGTATGGGTTACTACCAATCTGCAAGTCAGGTAAGAGTTTATGTAGGATTTCCAGTCACAATGCGAACTTCACCAACTTTAGTTGCAGCATCTGGAACAAATTATTATCAGGTTGTTGTTAATGGCGCAGCAGATGGTTTTAACTCTTTTACAATAAATGCAGCAGGTGAAAGTGGTTCAGAAATTTACAATGGTTCGGAAGTATCTGGAACAGTAGGTCAGGCAGCAGTTTGCGAAGCGTCTAACGCTTCATCATCTATCGCGTTTAGTTCGGAGTTATAAAATGGACAGAAAATACACAGTAGAAAATAATGGCGTAATTTGGTATGAGGAAAACGGATTTAGGTTTTCCTTTATGGCAGACCCAGCCAATTCAGATTATCAACGCTATCTAAATCCTGAAGCGGAACAATCCACACCGAACCTAGCTCCGTAGTGCTAGGATCTGCCTATGGAACTAATACCCTTAGAGCAGATAGCCGAGCAGCTTCACAATAGGTACCGCACAAGTGGGTACTCTGAGCAGCTATTCAAGCAGGATATGCAGATCATTAGACGGCTGGGTGTTCACCCTGCTCTGGCTACTTACGAGGACCTAGAGCGGGTGATACTCCAAGCTACCAGGCAGTCCACCAAGGCTACCTACGTAGCCCGTCTGAGGAGTATCTACAAGTCCTTGAACAAGATGAACCTTGTCAATGGTCACAACCCTGCTGAACAACTGCCACAGGTCAAGCCAGGGCGTGGTGTGCCTAAGCCTGTAACCAAGGGTGAGTATCAGAAGCTCTTGGCAGAAGCCAAGAACCCAACACTACGCAACTGGTTTATCTTGGGTGGCACAGCAGGACTGCGTGCTATGGAAGTAGCCAACATCAAAGGCTCAGACCTAATAGAGCACGAGGACGGGTACTCTCTACGAGTACAGGGCAAAGGTGGAACAGACCTGATTGTCCCAGTATCTCCAATAGTCTCAGATATGATTAGGTCATACGGAACTCTTGGCAGACTATGGCAGGTAACGCCTAATAAGTTATCTAGTAGAGCAGCCAATGAGATGCGTCGCATCCTTGGTGAAGACGCTAAGCATTTCCATAGCCTTCGACATTACTTTGCAACGACGATGCTTGAGAAATCAGGCGGAGATTTGATTGCTGTTAAAGAACTTATGCGCCACACAAGCGTAGCAACAACCCAGATTTATACACAGCTAGCCCAAGGTAGAACTAGATCACTGGTGAACCTTTTAGAATAAGGAGAATAGATGCCATACGGCGACGATATTACCGAGGGAATACCGTACGTACTTTCTAATCCTGCTGGATCTACTAACTACTCAGCCACAGGTGAGGCATACGATGTCGCTATTGGTGGACTACCGTTCTTCTTGCTTAACTCTGATGATGCTCCTTATCGTCGCGTAACAGCCCAGTATCGTAAGCAACAGATTGACCAGAGCCGTGAGCCTGGTGAGCAGACGCTTACTGGTTGGTGGCTACGTAGCCAAAGCTCTTTCCACTATGGACAAGGCATCAAGTTCTTTGAGCCTATCCAAGATGAATCGCTACGCTTCCAGTACACAGAGTCTAAGGGTGTTAACGTCTGGACCAAGGGACAGGCAACACTACTAAACTCTTGTGCTGACCAGCACGTCATTACTGGCGGTATTCAAACCAGTGGTCGTCCGTGGCAGTATATGCGTTCTATCCAATGGGACAAGAATAGCAATACATATAACGGTGTGCTTCTATCTGATGAGTATGACATTGACAAGATCTTCCCAGAGATTACAGTCTCTATTAGTAACAAGGCGTTGACATCTAACGTAGCAACGCTGACTACTACTGCAGCACACGGTCTATCTGTGGGTATGCAGATTGTTATTACTGGTGTGGATGCAACCTTTAATGGTGAGTACCGCATCACAGGTGTACCTACGACTACCACCTTTACCTATGCCAAGACTGCAACTAACGTAACATCAACTCCGGTATCTCCAGTAGGTACAGGTGTGGCAGAGGTTATCCACTTCATTGACTACAACGCAGGCACAGACGATCCTGTATTTGCTATCTGCGATGATGGTGTCTTTGCCTTCTGGGTAACTAACCAGACTTCAGGTGGCTCAAGCAAACTTCACGTCTATAAGAAGTTGCTCTCAGATGATTCAAGCGTATCTCCAACGCTGATGTTTAACGCTACAGGTGTTGTGGTGAGCACAGCTACGATGGAATACACCAAAGAGCGTATCGTAATGGCTGTCAACGATAGCGTCTATGAGTTCTCAACAACTGCAACATCATTGCCTACGCCTGTCTATACACATAACGACCAAGACCACATCTTTACTAGCATTACATCTAGTGGTTCTGCTATCTACATTTCAGGCTACAGCGGTATCCAGTCCAACATCTACAAGTTTACCTTGTCTACTGCTGGTGCTATGCCTACCCTGACATCTGCTATTACTGCAGCAGAACTACCAGTAGGTGAGATTGTATTTAAGATTAGTTACTACCTTGGCAATATGGCTATTGGAACTAGCCAAGGTATGCGTATGGCAGATGCAAGTCAGCTCGATGGTTCTATTACCTACGGTGCTTTGATCTTTGAATCAGACCAACCAGTCTATGACTTTGCTTTCCGTGACAGATACATCTGGGCAGCATCTGGTGTTGATGGTCAGGTAGGTGTGACTCGTGTAGATATGGGTCAACCACTAGGTAACCTACAGTTCCCGTATGCCTGGGACTTGTATGACCCAGCAGACACATTAGGTCACTACACCACAGCGTGTGCTTTCCTTGGAGATACCAACCGCCTAGCATTTTGTAATGCTGGTAATGGTTCAGATGGCGCAGTCTATATTCAATCTGCAGCAGAGTTACTGGAGCAGGGCTTCTTGCGTACAGGCTACGTCCGATACAACACACTAGAACTTAAGATCTACAAGTTGATGCAGGCTCGTATTGATACCACTAATGGTGGACTATTGATTGACTCTGTTGACTATGCCGATAACTTCTATCGCATTGGTACCTTTGCACAACAGTCAACTGTTCCAGAAGTTAACATTAACTATCCTCAAGCATCACAGGAATACCTAGGCTTCCAGTTCACACTGACTCGTTCATCTACTGATGTTACTAAGGGGCCACTATTTACTGGATACCAGATCAAGGCACTACCTGCTATCCCACGTCAGCGACTTATCCAGTATCCATTGTCTTGCTTTGACCACGAATCAGATCACTTCGGCGTTGAGATTGGCTATGAAGGTTCTGCTTACTTCCGTATGTCTCAGTTGGAATCTATTGAAAACGTTGGCGACACCATCCGTGTTGAAGACTTTAGAACTGGTGAGTCCTATATCGGACTTATCGAAGAGCTTGACTTCAGAAATGCTACCCCATCGGACAAAAGGTTTTCAGGATATGGCGGCCTTTTACTAGTAACCATTAGGACGGTCTAATGCAGGCACAAGACTACGCAACAATAGCTGTTGCAGTATGCACAGTTGTAGGTGGGTTTGCTACTGGCGTTCGTTGGTTAGTAAAGCATTACCTCAATGAACTTAAGCCTAACGGTGGTTCAAGTGTTAAGGATTCGGTAAATAGATTGGAGCGACAAGTTGAAGAGATTTATCGCATCCTTCTTACTCGCAATAACTCTTAGTGGTTGCGGTTACCAAGGCTGGGTTAGATATCCTTGTCAAGAGTTTGAGAACTGGGAAAAGCCTGAGTGCAATCCTCCACAATGTGAAGTAACTGGCACTTGTTCCTCCGATTTATTACCAGAGGTATTTGATGAAACGCCCTGAAAGATATACACCTGAAGAACTACACGCTAGGTTGATTGTCAGTATCGGAATCATCCTAGCTCTTGTATTTGCTGGCTCAGTGTTCTCATTACTCTGGGCTTTAGTTTTTGTAACTCAACCAATGAAGCAAGCACCTAACGATGCAGCCTTTATTGATTTAGTTTCAACCCTGACTGTGTTCCTTACAGGAACTCTAGCGGGAATTGTATCTGCCAATGGACTCAAGAGTAAGAAGAAGGATGATGAACCAAGATGAAACCTGTTGCCAAGAAAGCCACGCCTGCCGCTATTGCTGTCCTTCGACAAGCCACAGCGCTGAAACCATTACGCAAGAAAGCCTCAGATGGATTACTACCGAGCAAGCACCACATCCATCAGAATCCTAATTCAGATCACAATACTGGATTCGGAGTAGACCTAACCCACGATAAGTTGGGTGGCATTGATTGTTTTAATATCTTTGAAGAACTAAAAGCAGACAAGCGTGTTAAGTATCTTATTTTCCAGGGCAAGATCTGGTCAGCAGAACGTGCCTCAGAAGGCGACCGTGAATATACAGGTAGCAACAAGCACAACAAGCATCTTCACATCTCAATCAAAGAAGGATGTGGAGACGACACTTCCCCTTGGTTCCCTTGGTTGGGTAAGCCAAAGGCTGTCGCAAAAGTTAAGGCAGCAGTTAAGCCTTTACCAAAGAAGAAAGAACCAACAAGTCCAAAGGAGTAACAATGGATAAGAACAAGTTAAAGGCAATCGCAGCTACATATCTACGTGCTGCAGTTGCATCAGTAATCGCTTTGTACCTTGCAGGCGTAACAGATCCAAAGGCTTTAGCATCAGCAGCACTAGCTGCAGTTGCAGGTCCACTGCTTAAAGCAATTGACCCAAAGGCTACAGAGTTTGGTCGTGGGTCTAAGTAACCCATAGCGCGAGGCAAACAGGAGGTCGGTCCCTACGGGGACCGGCCTTCTTTTTTTGTCCCTAAAATATGCCAGAGTTTGAATCACCTGATAGGTGAGTCTTTAATCTGTGACAGTTAGCGCAAAGAGTTTGTAGGTTAGATGGGTCATTGTTCCACCGGTCACCGTCTTTGTGGTCAACATCGAGCTGAGAGATGTGTACTGGTATGAACCCACACTGCTGACAGGTGGTGCCTTTGTACTTGGCATATGGGTAGACGCTGTTGTTATAGGTTCGCTTCCATACTGTGCGACAGCGGTACCTACTAGAAAGTGGATTGTTCTTATCTCGTAGCTTGATCTTGGTGGGGCCACAAATAGAGCACGTGGCAGTGCGTTCTTCTTCGTTATGGTCAGTTAGTTTGTGGTGCATCTTTGTCTGCTGGACAAGGGATAGTTACTAGGTTGCCACAATTAACACAGGTAGCATCAAGGAAGTACCAGACCAGCTCATAGTCTTCAAAACTAGCCATAACGCTAAAGACTTGGGACCCACACGGACAGACGTGAAGTGGTCCTAAACCCCGCAGATCGGTCCCAAAAGGCTTAGGAAGGGCATTCCTGCGCCATCTAAACGATGGCAGGGTTGGTAGACGGAACCGCAGGGTTACTGTACGGTTACTACTGGCGCGTCCCCCAAGGGACGCTTGCCGTTTAATTCGCCTCACGGCTCATATTTTACTGACTAGTAAGAGTGTCGCCTCTGCGACACGCCGTATTGATGTTACAATATTTCTATGAATTGTGGAACACCATCAGGTTATCGGTCTCATTTAAGATTAAAGACTCAGCCTTGTACTGAATGTAAGGCTGCTAATGCTCAACGTCGTAGAGAGTACTACGCTAGTAATCCTAAGAAGGTTTATGAAATCAATAGACGCTGGGCATCTAGTAATCCAGACAAGGTTAAGGGTTACAGCAGGCGTATGGCATCCAAGCGCAAGGCACTCAAGAAGTCTAATGGCCACGCCCCGTACACGGATCAAGAAGTATTTGAAACCTATGGAAAAAACTGCCATATCTGCCTAGAACCAATAGATTTCAACGCGCCTAGACAAGCCTACATTGCAGATAGTTGGGAACTAGGTCTACAATTTGATCATCTTATTCCATTAAGCAAAGGCGGTTCAGATACCTTGGAGAACATACGTCCATCTCACGCACTTTGTAATATGAGAAAGAGAAATAATTGACAACAATCACGGCACTTGAAGGTATTGATTACGCTGTTCTAGTAGCTGACTCACAGATTACCGAGGACAACCTAGTAACTCTTGCCACGAGTACGCCGAAGATTCTTGAGGTGGGTAAGTATCTCATCGGTATATCAGGTGACACTAGACCTGGTGACATCCTTGCCTACAACTGGAAGCCACCTGTTTACAAGGGTGAAGACCCAGCACAATTTATGGGTAAGAAGATTATCCCAAGTATTCTCACAGCATTTAACGACAACAACTACGACTACAACAAGGTGGACAAAGATGGTAAATCACGGAGCGTATGGCATTGGTAGTGGGGGTCAGCTTGCTCTTGGCTACCTGTATTCAATTGTCAAACCTGATATGGAGTTAGCCTACGCAAAGAGACACGCCCGTAAAGCAGTAGAGATTGCTTCGGTACTTGACGCGAATACTGGTAAGCCTTTACAGTTAGTAGTACAAGAACGACTATAGGAGGAAGCAATGAATACACAAGCAGACCGTTGGTTGAGAACAGAAGAGGCAGCAGATTATTTATCTGTAAGCATTGGATTTTTGTACAACCGTGCAACAGAAATTGGAATACCACGTGCGAAACTAGGTAAAGGGTATCGTTATCGAATTTCAGATCTTGACGCTTGGATGTTGGGTAAGTCAGAGGAATTGTAATGGAGTTTAATACTTATGACTATGTTAAGCCAGAGTTTAAGGAAGTTATAGCCACAAGTGAATACGCTGCACAACACTTTCATAGAATGGGTTGGATGTGGGGCAGATTAGAAGTAATGAGAGAGCAACAAACTTGGGGCGCTCTTAGAGAACAGCGTGTTGAAAAAGAATTACGTGAGAAGATTGCCAAGGAAATTGAATCTAAGCGAGCTAAGTATTTAGATTTAGCAAGCAACAAAGAGTCAGAGGACTACCAGTTTTATTTAGGTTTATGCAATGGTATGAACTATGCAAAGGTGATTGTGGAGAACCCTAAGAATGACTGACCCGAAAGAACTATTACTTACTGCACTACGTGCAGGGGACGCGAAGCGTTCACGATCTACACAAGTACAGATTGGTCCATCAGAGGTAGGTGGCTGTCGCCGTAAGGTGTGGTACCGACTTAACGATCAACCTGAAACTAATGACAATGAACTAAAGCTCGCTGCGATTATGGGTACTGCTATCCACGCAGAGATTGAACGAGCACTAGCAGATAATCCAGATGTGCTGATTGAAACCGAAGTTGAATACAACGGAATGAAAGCACACATTGACTGTTTCGTACCTAGTACTGGTGATGTGATTGACTGGAAGACAAGCAAGGTCCGGAACCTTTCTTACTTTCCAACCAATCAGCAACGGTGGCAGGTACAGCTATACGGCTACCTCCTAGCTAACAACGGCTATGCGGTCAACCGAGTGTCACTGGTAGCAATTGCCAGGGACGGGGACGAACGCGATGTCAAGGTGCATACTGAAGACTACGATGAGTCCATTGCACTAGAAGCACTCGGTTGGCTAGCGGCTGTTAAGGAAGCAAAGGAAGCACCAGCACCAGAGAAAGATGCAAGCTATTGTCAGCACTACTGCAAGTTCTATGACGCATCAGGCGAGATGGGATGCGTTGGTCTAAAAAAAGAACGTACGTCAGTCAGTGAGGTAATCATTGCTGACGAAGATATTGACAAGAACGCATTGTTATATCTACAGTTAGCAGCACAGATCAAAGAGTTAGAAACACAACAGGATTCTTTGAAGGCATCCTTTGAAGGATTACTGGGGTAGAAAAACTATTAGGGTTTGTCCCTAAGAAGGTAGGAGCTGAAAGCCAGCGACTATCAATCAAGCAAAGTGGAGGCAAGTAAATGGCTACAGAAGGAACAAAGTTCCAAATCAATTACAAGTTAAATGATGGAACACTTATCAATCTTTACGCAGCAACAGTTACAGAACTAGAGTCAGGTCTTGCAGATCTTGCAATGAACGCAATGAACATCCGTGCAACTGGAGCAGAACTATCAGGTGGTCAAGCAGCACCAGCAGCAGCACCAACAGTTGCAGCAGTAGCGCAGCAGTTCAATGCAACACCAGTAGCTGCACCTGCACCATCAGGTGGTGCTAATACTTGCCGTCACGGTGCAATGACACTACGTTCAGGTGTAGGACAAAAGGGTCCGTGGTCAGGTTATATGTGTGCAGCACCCAAGGGTGCGCCAGATAAGTGCGACACTATCTGGGTTCGATAACTAATGCGGGAGCCAAGTCAATACGAAGCTCCTAGTTGTGCAACAATCGGTGGCGACTTCTGGTTCCCCGATAATGAATCTGGTATTCCTGGCGCATCTACGGTTGATGCTAACTTTGCAAAGAAGATTTGCAATAGGTGTCCTCATCGTAGAGAGTGCGCTGAATGGGGTATTAAGAACGAGGCTCACGGTATCTGGGGCGGTCTGACGATTAGAGATCGTCAACGCATCAGACGTGAGCGTGGAATCAAAATCTATCAGGAGGACGACGTTGCTTAATCTTTCCCGCGCTTGGAGTGGAGTGCTTACCAAAGCAACACCGCTACCTGATGTGTGGAATGGGTTAGCAGTAAAGGGTATTAAGTTTCGCAGAGGCCAGGTATGTATGGTAGCTGCTGCACCTAATGCTGGTAAGTCTATGTTCTCCCTGATCTATGCAATCAAAGCCAAGGTTCCTACACTTTTCTTCTCCGCAGATACTGATACCACTACTGTAATGATGAGGTCTGTATCGCATCTATCTGGTCACTCACAAGTGACAGTCGAAGCAAACCTGTCAAACGATAGCCAGTATTACAATGCACACTTAGACAAACTTTCACACATCAAGTGGGTCT